ACAGGAGTTCTAGTTATCAATGCTGAAACAGTTTACGCTCCGTTTTCGACCATAATTTACTGCGCTGGCACAAGTAGCAACCTGCACTACGCTGTAAAGTTTACCTATTGCTCTAAATTTGCACATTTCCCAACTTCTGGATCACAGGCGCAGATGTCTTGCGACTGCTGGACAATCGCATGTTACGGCCCTAAATGTTTTGAGATTGTTGGTGGTGTGGTTGCAGCGAAATACGAAACATTGATAGATAATGCACCTATTGCTACTGGCTGCACGCTCTTCTCGTTGGAATATGGAAATGATTCCACCGCAAATCAGTTGTTAATCAAAGGCGGACGGGCAATAACGTATTCAAATAATCCGTGTATTAGCTTCACCACAACAACGGGAACTGGTAAAACTGTACGCCTTATTGGTGATCCGTTTTTCTATACTAATGGAGATAATTCCATTTTTTCTGAACCTTCAGATCCAAGGACGGTTCTTTCGTCATTTGCAAGCTCGAATAAACCAGTTGGTGGAGGTGTTAGTATTACAGGAAATTATTCTGTAAATGCTGGATTCACCTCTTAATACTACCAATAACCCTTGATTAAACCCTAACCTCTGGATAGACTCCTATTATGACTGACACAATCCTCAAACAAAATGTTGGATGTGACGATAATACTGTATCTAGATCAATAATTGTATTTTGACAGTCAAACCATTTATAACCTAGGCGCTTAGTTGTACCTCTTCAAACTCTTCTTTTGAAAGATGTAAACGTGCAGAGTTTGCTTTAAAAAATACTTTGTCGCCTTCAATTTTGTAGACAACAATGTAGTCGACAATGCCAACATTCATACTGCGGAGAAGATCCTTAAATTCGCTTTTAATATAGACTTTTTCATTTAATTTCATATAGATATATTTATTGTGTACAACTACACAAATTTATGATAAAATGATTTAATATGAAAAAAAGTGCTAAAATAATTGGATGCGGGTTATCTGGAATTACTGCTGCGGTGCTCCTAAAAGAAAAAGGATACGCTGTAGAGATTTTTGAGACTCGACCTCATATCGGTGGCAATTGCGCTGATGCTTATATAACAAATACGCTTGTACATCAGTATGGCCCTCATATCTTTCATACCGACGATGAAGAGGTCTATGAGTTTCTTAGTCGTTATACCGAATGGACTCCGTTTGCGCTGCGCCCAAAGGGAGACACCCGACTTGGCCAAGTAAGTTTGCCGTACAGTAAGAAAACAGTATCTGAACTTGGTCGTGAGCTGTCTCAAGAAGAGATTGTAGAATATATCTTTAAGGATTATAGCGAAAAGCAATGGGGAGTGCCGTTCGACGAGATTCCAAGCACAATTACAAATCGAATTCCAAAGACTGCAGAATGCGAAGATCCAACCTGGTTTGAAGGTCAAAAGTATCAATGCATTCCAAAAGATGGTTACTCTGCAATGTTTACAAAGATGTTAGAAGGGGTCACAGTACATCTAAATTGTGGAGAAGATGATTGGATGTACAAGCGAGAGGCGGGTGATTTGATTGTCTATACTGGCAAGATTGACAGTTATTTTGGCACGATATATGGGCGTCTGCCATATCGTTCACTTGAGTTTAAACATCACGTGCTTTGCGAAAAGCAGGACACATTTATTGTAAACCAAAACAATAGCACAACCGACTATACACGAATCTATGATCACAGTTATTTTATGCCAGATCATGTCGGTCCAACAGTAGTCACGTCTGAACACCCGAAAGAATGTGGACCGGGAGACATTCCGTTTTATCCTATTCCTTGGGGTGAAGGACAGGAAACATATCGACTCTATGAATCACTAGCAAAGGCAGAAAAGGGAGTGATTTTTGTTGGCCGACTTGCAACCTATAAATACCTAGACATGTGGATGGCAATTAAACACGTCATGTTAAAGTTAAAGGATCTATGAAACTAGCATTATGCATACGTGGGCACCTAAGAGGCGGGCTACAAGACACGCGCTTAAATGACTATATAAATCTGTTAAAACAAAACGGTCACACGGTTGATCTTTTTCTTCATACATGGAGTGAGTCAGAGGCAAAAAGCTCATATCGTAAATTAGACTATAGCACCGCATTTGCAGTTGAAAAAACTCATCTAGTTGATTATTTCCATAATCAAACTATAAAACGAGTGTGTATTGAAGATGACTCACATTTAAAATTACACGGCAACTTAGAAGGTGTCATTCCTGGCAGTCCTTGTCCAATATTGGCATGGAAACGTATGTGGGCCGGAAAGTTTAAACTGGTGTCTCACCTGTATCATAATCATACCTATGATTATGATCTTGTAGTTAATACACGTTATGATAAATTTACTACGCAAGTGTGCTATACACCAACTAAAAATCTCTTGAAAATGACGACAGCTGGAAATGGATTGAGTTTAAAATATCCTCAATATTATAGACAATTTAAGGGCATAGATAACTACTATGCAGGAGACATAAAAAGTATGTATGACATAACTTCAGCGTTTCATTATTCTTTAGATGATATTGTTAAAAAATATAAGGTAAGAGCCCTCCAGGAAGAACTCTTTTATAAATATGCAGTTGATCATGACTTGACCCGTTAAAACAATGTTTTTATAAATACATTTAGATTGATAGTCATATTGTGATGTTTCACACTTTAAAAGTATAGTTATAAATGGAACCAGAAAGATCGATGCTAAAAGAGTTTCTAGAGGGTGGTTGGATAATCCCTCTAGTTGGAGCGGCGGGGATGCTTGCCCGACTCATGACAGCACAAAAACAGTATACAATTCTCGAGCAACTTAAAAATATTGTATCTGCTGCCCTTGCTGCAGCAATAGCATGGTTTATATTGGAACAAACTGATATTCCTAGTCTCTATAAAGCGATTACCTATGGCATCATAGGTGTTGTCTCTCCAGAAATTATTAATGGTATTATTAAATTGGCAAAGCAGTTTGAGCGCTCACCAGAAAAATTTGTTAAAAAGCCATGAAAACTGCAATATGGTTAGCACTAGCACTTATTGCTATTATACAAATAATAGCATTTAATGCTGTCGTTAATCCAAATGAAGTCATTTCTCACTATGTTGTATTGATTGCGCTTGGTCTTTCATTATACACCGGAATCTCTATAAGAGAATAATATAAATAAGACTATGAGTACTAACGTTTACGAAAAAGGTTTAATACACCAAAACTCCTCTGCTGTTGCATATGAAGCATTAACTTTTACTGGTGGTTATTATACGCCAACGGTTGGCAAAGTATTTTCTGGTTTGTATATTGCGCCTGGTACTGCTAATGGAACCATTGAAATTGAAGGAGTAGATGGAGAGGCAGCTACACTTACATTGAGCCCAGGAGTGTGGCCTCTTGGCGGTCAGCGTATAGTCCAAAGCGGAACTACTATATCTGCAGCTGCTGTAACAGTCTTATTCTAATTTTATGTTTCAAGGAGTTAGATTTGGTCTTGGACTGGATTTGGCATACAAATATGTCAATGCCCTTCTTGGCGGTGACGACCCAGCAAATGCTGCTGAACCAGACGCTACAGCACATCTATTGATGGATGGTCCGTTGTATAATACATTTGGAGATCCTAGTTCTTTTTTTATTGGCGGGGCAAGTTGGAGAAAGTTAGCCCCAGCTGGAATTTCTAATGGAAAACAATCTTATACATATGGTGATGAACGTGTAAGTTGGGATGGATATCGATGGTCGTATGTCAACATACCCAATTTACTTAGCCCATGGGCTCAGTTAGGTGCAGACATTGACGGTGAAGCCTTAGGCGACCAAAGTGGTTATAGTGTAAGCATGAATGCCGCAGGTGATCGTTTTGCTGTAATTGGACCATCTAATGATGGTGCCGGTATTGATAGCGGTCATGTGCGAGTTTATCAATTGATTGACAATACATGGACTCAATTAGGAGCAGATATTGATGGCGAATTTGCCAATGATGGCAGTAATAGTGGTTCTGGTATAAGCATGAATGCTTCTGGTGATCGCGTTGCAATAGGAGCAACTGGCAATGACGGCAATGGAAATCTCAGCGGTCATACACGCGTTTATCAACTAATTGGTAATGTTTGGACTCAATTAGGAGCAGACATTAATGGTGAAGCCTTAGGCGACCAAAGTGGTTATAGTGTAAGCATGAATGCTGC